CTTGGCCTGCGGGTTTCATCGATGATCAATCACCCGGTGGCGCAGACTCAGCGCTGGGTGACGATTCACCGCCTTGACACTGATGGTGATCGCGAGTGGGAGGAGGTGATGGGTTTGATCGCTGAAACGGAGATGATCGACATGACATTCAATGATGACGATTCGGTGACGCTACGGTGGGAAGCACAAGAAGCCGACGACCGCCCCGCTGAAGTGGATGATGCATTTGCCGCTGAGGAGGAAGTGCCTTTCTGATAGGCATGAATAAGCCCGCCAAAGCGGGCTTGTTGTTAAGCTGGTTCAGTCTCGCGAGTTCGCTGAGATTCGCGCTTGAATAGGATTTTCAAATCCCACATCCCTACTGCAAGTAAAGCGATGCCAGCCATGAAGAATGCAATGCTGGAATCGGCAAGCTTCGGTACGTAAGTGCTATCCACCGTGCAAATCAGGAATGCAATACCATTGGGAAGGGCGCTCCAGGTGGCTCCGCGTGTTATCGCATCGATGAGAGAGCTATCGGAGCTGCGCTTTACCCAGCAAGACACCAAGAACGCAATGACGCCGGTACTCATAGTGATTAATGGTAGCGCAGCGAAATACCACGCCGAGAATTCAGGCATGCGAACGGCCCTCCGAGCGATCAGAGAGGATTTTTCCCAGCACAAAACCGAGTAGCGCCGCGGGTATCGCAAACTCCTTAGGGGCAGACGAGGCAGAGAAAAGACTCCACGCTACGCTCATCGCTGAGCCAGTGAAGCAGCCGAGTCCCACCATGATCGCCAAGTCATGAATGCTCAGATCCAAAAATCTAGTCATGTAATTAGCCCTCCGGTTGGCTTGAATGCCTGTTGGACGTAAAACCATGCTGCGAGGATCCACTACGTCCACATTTATGATTCTACCAAAAACAACAACATTCTCTGTGTAATCTCCAGCTATTGAGCGAAATCTCACAGCGTTTTCAGATTTCACTGCGCTAGGTCGATGAGTGGTCATCGTTGAAAAAACGTCATCGCACATCGTGATAGCAACTGCCATGTCACTTTTCCAAAATTTTCGATGCCACGAAGGGTGCATGAAAGAAAATAGTATGTCCGCAGTTTAGGCAAGACGCAGAGTAGAGCCACATCCCTAGACCTTTGACGTTCGGAACTGGTGTTGAGACGACCGGGGCGTACTCGTCTCTCGGATCGGATGCGATGCCGTAGTCACCGTGCTTGCAAAAGGAACAGGTAGCGTCTGCGTTGATGGAGTTCAAGTAGTTCAACAGCATCACTGACGTTACCGCCTGCTCCTTTGGCTTGGGCTTTGGTTCGACCTGTGGAGTACCGGGATTCCGGTGTCCATGCCTGTTTGTTGCCATTCCCTTCTCCACTGTTTTTTGATCTTGCGGCATATTCCACCGCCATCATTGTTCTTGATTGGCTGTCGGTGACAGCGGTGACGTCACATACATGGCTGGCCGACTCAAACCAGGTGAGCATTCCAAACGAGCAGCACACGTGCCTGGATGTAGGTATCTTCAGCTCTAATTGTTTGAGGTGGATGCCGAGGGTTGTCAGAGAGCATGTTGATCTGCTCGTCACCCAACCACTGAAGCCGCTTGATGTAGAGGTGACCTTCCCAAGAGAACATGTAGATCCCATCACCAGCGAATTCACGGATGCTGATATCGACGAGGAGCGGGTCTCGGTGCTTGATGGTTGGCGCCATTGACTGGCCCCACCCTGTCACCATCTTGAGATGGAAGTGCTCCTTGAACTCAACTCCCATTTCGCGCAGATGCTGCGGGCTCACCCTCACGTCCTGGAGCATCTCCGGATAATCGTGCGGTATTTGGCCACCACCCATAGCGGCGCGGACATCGTAATGCGCGATCCACACTTCATCACCCATTGCTCCGGGCCGGTAGTAGTCGATCTCGATCGCGCCGGCGCCGTCGTCATCTGCTTCCGCAACTGCAAGTAGCCGCCTGCGAGCATCTTCGGACAGTCCTTTCCCTTGCTTGGAAAGCATGTTGCGCACGATATCCGCTGCCGAAGGAGATGGGCTTTCAGTTTCGCCATTCTCTACTTCAGCGAGCTTTGAAAAGGTGGGCTCGTTACCCGCGCCATGCTGTAGCCATTCGATTTTCACACCAAGTGCGTCTGCAATTGCACTCATTTTAGCCGGCCCAGGCAAGGACTCACCATTTAGCCACTTACTTGAAGCCTTCGGCGTTACTTTGGCAATTTCGGCCAGCCGAGCGCCTGCGCCCCACTGGTCAATTCCGTGGGTTGCCAAGGCTTTCTTGAGCCGAACAACGAATGCGGCGCGAATATCTTCTATGTGAACCATTGGTTCAGCATCGCATGACCTTGCATGTACTTTCAGTTCCGACATAATATGTACTGTAAGTTCATATTTGATTGGGAGGCCATATGCGGCCGCTAAAGAAATCGATTGATGATGCCGGTGGGGTTCCCGCCGTGGCGCTGGCTTGCGGGAAAACGCCGCGAGCTATCTACAAATGGCTTATTGCTGATGCGTTACCGCGGACTGAGTACACCGGCGAAACCCAGTACGCCACGAAAATAGCAGAACTGGCCGCAGCAAAAGGCAAGCCGTTTGATGCTGCGTGGCTGCTTGCAGAAGCACATCCAAAAAAGGACGTGGCATAGCGGGGGCTGTGCCTGTGACCGGAAACACGCTGAATCGACTGGATGTCATGCAGCACCACCTCGAGCTACTCAAGGAAGACCTTGAAAGATTTCGGGAAGACCTTCGAGACACCAAGAACTAGCGCGAAGGCCTAGTGACATCAGTATCGAACTTAGCGAGTGAACAAGGTAGCGCATCGGATTTGGCTGTTGATTCATCCAGTAGAAAAGACCTATCAGGAAGACCATTAGGGGAAAGGAAATGGACGGCAATGCATCAGGACGTGAGGGGACATTGAACGCTGAGAGCGGTAGCTCAGTCGGCGGGAATGGTCGTGCCTGTAGAAAAGTAATCGCCTGAATCGCAGGCACAAAAAAGCCGGTGGCTAGACCGGCTTCTTCACAACACAAACACTTGAGGGACCATTATGAACACGATCGTCGCTCCAAGCAATACGGTCACCATGTCGAGCCGTGAGATCGCTGATCTTACTGGCAAGCATCATCACCACGTCGTCCGCGACATCAAGCGCAACCTTGCAGAGCTGAATATCGATGCATCCACTTTTGGATGCATCTACCGGGACGAGCGTAACCGTGCGCAGGCCGAATACTTCCTCAGCCACGACCTGGTCATGACGTTGCTCACAGGCTACAGCACTCCGCTTCGCCATCGTGTCGTGACACGTTTAGGCGAACTCGAAAACGTGTCACGACAGGTTGTGACAGTTCCGCAAACTCTCCCTGAAGCCCTTAGGCTCGCGGCCGACCAGGCAGAGCAAAACCTTCAGCTTCAGGCTGTCATCCAGAAGCAGGCGCCGAAGGTCGAAGCGTTGAATCGACTCGCAAATACCCATGGCTCGGTGTGCATCACCAGCGCTGCCAAGCAGCTTGGTGTGGCGCCTCTTCGGCTATTCAAGTGGCTGAGCGACAACCGCTGGATCTATCGCCGGACCAGTCACTCCAGTTGGTCTGCGTTCCAGCCGCGCCTGTCTGCCGGGCTGCTTGAGCACAAGCTGGTGAAGGTGGGTACCGAACGAGAAGAGCTCAAAGTCGTCGAGCAGGTCATGGTCACTCGCCGCGGCATCACCACCCTAGCCGAACAACTCCAAGGAAACTCGTTGTGAGCGTTCAAGCAATGTCCTGGGCGCTCTCTCTGCCCACCGAGTCTCTGAAAGACTCAAGCGCACGTCATGTGCTGCTGTGCCTGGCCAACTACGCCGGATCGAACGGCACTGGCGCATTTCCATCTGCCTCTACCTTGGCACAGGACACTGGTCTGTCCGAGCGCACCGTGCGCTACAAGCTGGACGATCTGGAGAAGGTCGGCCTGATCCAGAAGGGCAACCAAGCTATCGCCGCCGTGCACATTGATCGTCATGACCGCCGCCCAGTCGTTTACGACCTTCAACTATCGCGGGGTGCAAATCCTGCACCCCGTACAAAACGGGGTGCAGATGACGCAACGGGGTGCAACTCACAACAGAACGGGGTGCAGCCTGAGACAGAACGGGGTGCAGCGGCTGCACCCAATCCATCACTTAACCATCAGGTAACCGAAGAGCAGCTGCAGCGCGAGTTGGCTGATGAGATTTCTCGACAGGACCAGGCCGCCGTCGATGCGCCGGATGATCGCCAACGCTTCGCCATGTTCGCTGCCTGGGAGCCGAATGTTAAATCCCTGTCCGACCAGATCGCGATTGCTGGTCTGCCTGCTGACGCAGTGCCTGACGCAGCCGTCCGTGCGTTCAAGGGTTTTTTCGTGGCCAAGTCCACCACCGTCGACTCCGGCGCCGGCTGGTGCTACCGGCTTGTGCAGTGGGTGAAGCGCGAGCGTGTACAAGCAGCAGGCCAGGGGAAGGAACCTGATTTCGATGACACCAGTTGGGGCGATGACCTAGGAGGTCTGTGATGAAATCTGTTTCAAGCGTGCTGCAAACACTGCCCAATGTGGCCAGCGCAGAAGTCGTTCCGCTGAAAGCCGATGCGGGCACCGTGCAGGTGATCAACGCCCTGTTCCGCGAGCTGATGTCGATCTTTCCAGCATGGAAACAAGCCTGGCCTGATCAGGAGGCAATTAACTCGGCGAAGGCGACGTGGACCAAGGCCTTCATGGCTGAGCGAATCACGAAGATCGAGCAGATTCGTT